AACTCAAAGACCTGATGTACCAATTCAACCTATGGTATGAACCTTTAATCAAGGAGGAAAAAGAAATAATCAAGCTAAAACACTGTGGTTATGGTGGCTTTACATGGTACAGAGTAATGATGGAGCTTGATAATGAAGGGATTGAGATTTCAGAAAAGAAAGCGAAGTTTATTTACTACCGATTCAGAAAAGATATAAACCCTCATATTGGCTATTTCATTTGAAAGCATGGGTCAAATTGGGATAAAAACGACACGAAAAAGGCACGAAATTGGCACCTCAACCCTTATTTTTGCTGATATACTTGTAGCATGAAGTTATCAGCGAAAGCAAACAAAATGTAATTCGTTCGGTTGGATATACTTCTAAGCAAGTCATTGCTCGAACCAGTGACTTGCTATTAAACGTTTATAGCTAAGTGATAGCGTGGATAGTTATTAATGTTAATAAACAGCTTAGTGGGTAAGCAAGGAATAGAAACGACTTCGCTAATAGAAGTTATAGAGTTCGAGCCTCTATCTTGCTATTCGATTGCATTGCTTAATACCGGTGCATGGAAAAATATTTAAATTATTTATTGGTCAGTTTACGCTGGCTATTTTATTATAGGTTGTACAATGGGCAGCCTTTTATTGTTGGAAAGGAGATTAAATGCCAGTATTAGAAAATGCAAGACATGAAAAATTTGTTCAATGCCTAATTTCTGGCATGAGCCAACGAAAAGCATACAGAGAAGCATTTAAGCAATCCTCAAAGTGGAAAGATTCAACTGTAGATGTAAAAGCAAGCGAACTTTTTGGTAAGGTTTTGGTAAGGTATAAGGAACTCCAAGAAGAAGCTCAAGATGCTGCTATAATGACTCGTAAAGAGCGAATGGTCACTCTATCAGAGATAGCTAAAAATGCCGAAAAAGAAGCTGACATGATTAAGGCAATTGACACTCTTAATAAAATGGATGGTGATTATACAAGCAAAGTTGAATTATCTGGTTCAGTCAAAACCAATCCTTTTGTAGACTTATCGACAGAAGAGCTTAGAAAGTTGGCAAGTCGTGATGGATAAAATAGTGCTAGGGGCAAAAATTGAGTTGTCCAAGCGCTTTTTCTTTGATTACTGTAATCTCATCATGCCAAGCTTTTATAAACGTGATAGGGCTTATCTGGTGACAATGTGTGAAGAATTTCAGTCATTTCTAAATGATGATGAATATGATGTTTTAGTTTTAAATCTTCCGCCACGTCATGGGAAATCTCTCACGCTTGGTAAGTTTGTAGAGTGGGTGCTTGGTAATGACCACACGAAGAAAATCATGACTGGTTCATATAACGAAATTCTATCAACAGTTTTCTCTAAAAATGTTCGTAACACTATTCAACAAAATAAAGCGGATGTGGATAAGATTGTTTACTCCGATATTTTTGATTCCAAGATTAAAGACGGAGATGCTGCTAAAAATCTTTGGAGTTTTTCAGACGGTTATAACAACTATCTGGCAACCTCTCCAACAGGTACTGCAACAGGTTTCGGTGCTGATATTATTATCATTGATGATGTTATCAAGAATGCTGAGGAAGCTAACAATGCGACTGTCTTAGAAAAACACTGGGACTGGTTTGTTAATACTATGCTTTCACGTTTGGAATCAGGCGGTAAAATCATAATCAATATGACTCGTTGGCATAGCGAAGATTTGGCTGGACGTGCTTTGCGTGAACTGCCTAAGAATGGCTATCGAGTAAAGCATATTAATTTTAAAGCTTTCAATGAACAGACAAATGAAATGCTTTGTGATGACGTTCTGACTCTTGAAGATTATAAGCGCAAGGTAAAAACAATGGGTGCTGATATTGCCAGCGCCAACTACCAACAAGATCCGATTGATGTCAAAGGTCGATTATATAGTGAGTTCCAAACCTACAATGCTCGTTCAGAGTACAAAAAGATTTGGAACTATTGCGATACTGCAGACACTGGGAAAGACTATCTCTGTTCGATTGTGTGGGGTGAAACCACAGACGGCTTTGCAGATGTGCTAGACATTATTTACACTCAAAAGCCGATGGAATACACAGAAAATGCAGTGGCCAATCAATTAATTAATAACAGAGTGAATGCATCAAGAATCGAGCGCAACAATGGCGGTCGGTCTTTTGCTCGTTCTGTCAGGGATAAGATTCAAGGTAAAGTTGCTTGTGCTGTGGAAGATTTCTTCCAAGGAAATAATAAAGAAGCTCGGATTTATTCCAATAGTTATTGGATAGAACAGCATGTTCGCTTTCCTAACGATTGGCGGACTCGCTTTCCAGAATACTATCAAGCAATGACAACTTATCAGCGTGAAGGTAAAAATAAACACGATGATGCGCCGGATGCAACAACGGGAATTGCTGAGACAATGAGTGGTAAGAGACTCAAAGCTGGATTAAAATCATTCAGAATATAAGGAGGACTATGATTGAATTTGAAACCAATAAAATTAATGACATATAGCAGAGATGAAGAAATCACTGAAAAAGTTGTTAATGATTTTATGAAAAAACACCAAGAAGAAGTCGAGCGCTACGAATATCTTGGGAATATGTACAAGGGAATTATGGAAATTTCCAGTCAAAAAGCAAAAGATAGTTGGAAACCTGACAATCGTTTAACTAATAACTTCGCAAAATATATCGTTGATACTTTTGTTGGCTATTTTAACGGCATACCAATCAAGAAAACACACGATGATAAATCTGTGCTTGAGGCTATGCAGCTTTTTGATAACTTAAACGACATGGAAGACGAAGAAAGTGAACTTGCAAAAATTGCTTGTGTTTACGGTCGAGCTTATGAGCTGATGTATCAGAACGAAAGTACAGAAAGCGAAGTAATTTATTGTAGCCCGCTTAATGTTTTCATGGTATATGACGACAGCATTAAGCAAAAACCCCTATTCGCTGTGTATTATGGATTTGATGAAGAAGGTAATTTAAGCGGGACGGTTTATACACTATTAGAAACAATTTCAATAACTGGTAAAGCAGGCGAAGTTAAATTTGGCGAGAGTACTTATAACGTTTATTCTGATTTACCAATCGTTGAGTATAATTTCAACGAAGAAAGACAAAGTATTTTTGAACCAGTTCACTCACTGATTAATTCCTATAACAAGGTAACAAGTGAAAAAGCAAATGATGTTGAGTATTTTAGCGATCAATATTTAGTTTTCTTGGGTGCAGAAGTTGACGAAGAAGACGCTAAAAATATCAAAGATAATCGATTAATAAACTTCTTTGATAAAAATAGTAACGGGCAAGGCACCAATGCCGCAAAGGTAGATGTAAAATTCTTAGATAAGCCTGATAGCGATGTTCAGACAGAGAACTTACTCAATCGTTTGGAACGGTCGATATTTCAATTTACTATGGCTGCCAATATTTCAGATGAAAACTTCGGAAACTCTAGCGGTGTAGCTCTAGCTTATAAATTACAAGCAATGAGTAATTTAGCGTTATCATTTCAGCGTAAATTCCAAAGTGCTTTAAACAGACGATATTCTTTATGGTCTAGTCTTAGTACCAATGCTTCAAACAAAGACGCTTGGAAAGATATTGAGTACACCTTTACTCGTAATGAGCCTAAAGACATTAAAGAGCAAGCTGAAACTGCTAATATTCTAAAAGGAATTACTAGTGAAGAAACAGCTTTAAGTGTCATCTCTGTTATCCCAGATGTCCAAGCTGAAATGGAAAAAATCAAAAAAGAAGAAGCTTCTACAGCTATCTTTGACAAGGACAAGCAACCTAGTGAGAATGAAACAGATGCAGCAGTTTCTGAAACAAATGAGGAGGTAACCAATGCCCAAGATTAAAGTTGAGGCTGTAGTTAAGCAGCGCCTGTTTTACAGATTCAGTATTATTAAAATAAGATTTATCTCTTTTTTCAATAAGCAACTTGCATCTAATATGGCAGAGGAATTGATTAAAGATATTGAATCTAATTTCAAAAAATACTTTCTGTGTAAGGTCAAATCACCAAAGGAGTAACCTATGAGAACTCCCGACTATTGGATAAAACGTGAGCAAGCGTGGCAGGCGCAACAAATCAAAGATGACACCAAACGCATGAAACAAATCATGGATAAGCTATTTGAAGCTCAAGAGGCTATTCAAAAAGAAATCAATGTCAACTGGCAGAACTTTGCGAATGGTCAAGGAATTTCTATCAGTGAAGCCATGAAACGTGCGGATAAAATGGATGTCAAAGCATTTGCCAATAAAGCTAAGAAATACGTAGAAGAAAAAGACTTTTCGCACCAAGCAAATCAAGTGTTGAAACTTTATAACTTGACCATGAGAGTGAATCGTTTAGAACTCCTGAAAGCAAATATTGGTCTGGAGCTTATTTCTGTATTTGACGATTTGGACAAATATTTCTCAAAGAATTTGACTGGTGCAGCTCTCACAGAATTTGAAAGACAAGCAGGAATTCTTGGTTTAAGTGTTCCCAAGAACGGTTATAACAGTTTAGTTGAATCAGTTCTTAATGGAAGTTATAAAGTTGAAGGATTTGCCAGTTTCTCTGACAAACTTTGGCAGTATCAATTTGAATTGAAAGCTGACATTGAAAAACTTCTCATTCGTTCAGTAACTGGTGGAATCAATCCGAAAACACTAGCCCCACAACTTAAAAGGCTGATGACAGAAAAGGGAAAGCTCAATGCCACATACAACGCACAACGATTGCTTGTGTCGGAAACAACGAGAATTCAAACAGCTATTCAAGAAGAAAGCTATAAAAAAGCTGATATTGAAAGTTATGAATATATTGCTGAACCGTCAGCTGGTCCTATCTGTGGGGCATTGAATGGTAAAATTTTCAAGCTTAAAGATATGTCGCCTGGTATTAATGCACCAAACATGCATCCGTTCTGTAGATGCAGCACGGCACCGCATGTTGATGATAAAGGTTTCTGGGATGATCGGTTGAAGGAACAAGACAAGAAAAATAGTGGTAAAAATATTCCGGTTTCATTGAAAGGTCTGAACGATGATTATTTAAACGAGAAACGTGAAGAATCAAGGTTAAAAGCTGGGCGAGTTAATGCTAAAAAATATGATGCTCAAAGTGAGTCCTTTGCGAAGCTGACCAATGAAGCTTCTATGAGAATGAGAATTTCAGATATTGGATTTAGAAGAGCAATAGAAAGCGGAAATCTTAAAAGTAGTCATGAACTTGGGGACGACTTCGATAAAGGGCGAATAAGGATTGAAAAAACTTTATTTAATTTGCCGGAAAATATTAAGAGAAGCGAAATGCCAAAATATGGGTATCTTTCAGATTCTGATGATTTATTTGAAAAGAAAACAAAGCATTCAGTTTTAGGTTATGGGAACATTATTATTGAGTTAGATGATAGTGTCCGAAAACGCACGACTTATACCGTTAACGATAGCTTAGTTAACAAAAGAGGTTTGATAACATCTGCTACACCAGTAGGTACAAAGCCAACTTACAATGGTATCAAAGAGAAAGCTATTGGGGAAATTAACAGTATCTCAGAATTTTTAAATTCAAATAAAAAAACAAATCGTTATATTGAAGCTCAATATCATGGAGATTTAACTTTTAAAAATGACGTGAAGAGAATCATTGTACCAGATAAAAGCTATTTAGATAAACTTTCTAAAGAATTTGAGCAGATAAAAAATATGGGAATTGAAGTACTAGTTGCTCCCAAATAATATGGAGGTATATTTTGAAAATACTATATTATTCCTATGATGGAGAATTTGAATCCCTTAACTTCATCTTTAAAAAAGAAAATAAATTCTATCATTACTATTTTGACGGTGATAAAAATGTTATTGAAGAAATTATAGCTCCCGAAGAAGTTTTAAGATTCAATCCATACATGGATAAATACCATAAAGGAAGTCTTCCGATTGAGGTATTAAAAAAAATAGAAAAATATTATAAAAATTAAGCGTTTGTCACTGACAGGCGCTTTTCTTGTCCGTTTCCGAACGTTGTGGACACTAAATAAAACACGAGAAAATCAGACTCCCAAGTCTTTAAATGCGAGTAGGAGGAACCAGAAATGGAACAAACAGAACTTTTACCCCTTAATTTGCAACTGTTCGCAGAAGAAGCAGCCGATGAGACGTCTGAAGTTGGTTCAGAAACTGGAACAGAAACAAACGTAGAAGAGCAACAAGAACAATCAACTGACAATGACAAAATTGTCGAAAAGCTTCAAAAACGAATCGGTAAAGAGCAGGCTGAAAAAAATGAAACAAAAACACAGCTTGACCAAGCGCTGGCTCGTATTGAAGAACTTGAAAAAGGTGGCAAAAAGTCAGTTAAAGAAAAATCTGACGAAGAAAAAGCTGCCGAACTTCAAAAAGCTAAAGACGATGAAATCGCAAGCCTTAAAGCACAAATCAAAATTTCAAACATTACCAGTCAAGCTGATGAAGTGTTGAAAGAAAGTGGAATTTCTTTAAGTGCTGCTGAATTAGGATTGTTAGTTGATGTTGATGAAGAAAAAACTTACAGCAATGTAAAAACTTTCCTCAATTTACTTGATAATCAACGCTCACAGTGGGAAAAAGCACGAAACACAGGAACAACGCCTAAACGTGTTCCGGGTAATGTAATATCAGTCGATAAAGATAAATTTGATTCGATGACTTATGCTGAAAAAGCTGAATTAGCAAAATCAAATCCAGATGAATTTAAAAAATTAACAGGAGGCTATTAAAATGTCAAAACAAAAAACAACACTTACAGACTTAGTAAATCCAGAGGTGCTTGCACCAATTGTTTCATACGAATTGAATAAAGCACTTCGGTTTGCACCCCTTGCACAAGTTGACACAACACTTCAAGGACAACCAGGTAATACTTTGAAATTCCCAGCTTTTACTTATATTGGCGATGCTGCTGATGTTGCAGAAGGCGGAGAAATTTCGTTAGATAAAATCGGAACTACTACTAAGTCAGTAACAATTAAAAAAGCTGCAAAAGGTACAGAAATCACGGATGAGGCCGCATTATCTGGTTATGGTGATCCAATTGGAGAATCTAATAAACAACTTGGGCTATCTCTTGCAAATAAAGTCGATGACGACTTATTGAAAGCAGCTAAGACTACCTCTCAAACTGTTTCTACTAAAGCAAACGTTGACGGGGTTCAAGCTGCATTGGATATCTTTAATGATGAGGATGCACAAGCCTATGTTCTTATCGTCAATCCTAAAGATGCGGCAAAAATTCGTAAAGATGCAAACGCAAAAAACATTGGTTCAGAAGTAGGAGCAAATGCTCTTATCAACGGAACTTACGCTGATATTTTAGGCGCTCAAATTGTACGATCTAAAAAACTAGCTGAGAATTCAGCTCTAATGTTCAAAATTGTTTCAAATAGCCCAGCTTTGAAATTAGTTTTAAAACGTGGAGTTCAGGTAGAAACTGACCGTGATATTGTTACTAAAACAACTGTAATTACTGCAGATGAACATTACGCAGCGTATCTCTATGATTTAACAAAAGTTGTTAATATCACATTTACGGGTGTATAATGGGGCGGCTACTAAGTCGCCACTTGCATAAATATGAAAACATAAATGCGACCAAGCAAGTGAAAAATGATGAACTAACGACGCTTACCGTTAATCAGCTAAAAGAGCTTCTTGAAACTAAAGGGATAGAATATACAAAAAACGATAAGAAAGAAGATTTGATTTCTAAATTAGGAGTTGCTTATGGCTATCACTGATGATATAAAAAAGCTTTTGGGCGGTTCATCGGATGAGCGCTTGGAAATAATCGAAAAACGCACTCGTGAACGTTTATTGCTTATTCTTGGTTCTGACCTTAAAGAAGTACCGCCAGAACTAGAATATGTTGTTTTGGACGTTTCCTTGAAGCGTTTTAATCGTATCGGTCAAGAAGGCATGCAGTCCTACTCACAAGAAGGATTAAGCATGACCTTTTCAGAATCTGATTTTGACGAGTATGCCGATGAAATTGAATCATGGCGAAAATCAAAAGAAACTGAGGACGATAAGAAGATTGGGAGGTTCAGATTGTATTGAGATATTTAGATGAAGTTACTTTTATCAAAGAATCGCCTGACTCCCATTATGACCCCGATTTAGGCGAATGGGTTGAAAAGGAGCCTACCAGAACTGTTTTTAGTGCAAATATCACTGATATTGGAACTGACAGAAGTGTAGAAGTTTTTGGAGATATTAAACAAGGGGCAAAAGTCATGCGAATGATGCCCCTTTTTAATATGCCAAAATATGATTACATTGAGTTTGATAATAAAAAGTGGGCTTTAATGACTTACCGCAATCCAAGCAAGAGAAACACTTTTATTTTGCAGGAGGTAAGTCAATGAAATCTAGCTTATCCATAAAAGGGATTGACCAGCTTGTAAAGCATTTGGATAAAGCAGCATCTTTAAAGGATGTTCAACAAGTTGTAAAGTCTAACACTTCAAATATGACAGCGAATATGCAGAAACTTGTTCCAGTTGATACCGGATATATGAAACGATCCATAAAAATGGAGTTGACAGAAGGTGGATCCAGCGGACAAGCTGGGCCACACACAGATTATTCCGCATACGTTGAATATGGAACTCGTTTTCAATCTGCTCAACCTTTTGTAAAACCAGCTTATAATGAGCAAAAAGGCGTATTCATTAAAGATTTAGAAAGGTTACTCAAATGATTAAAACTCGAGACCAATCTATTTTTGATGAATTGTTCAAACGAATACAAGCTTTGGGGTATACCGTTTATGATTATAAGCAAATGAATGAAGTGGGCTATCCGTTTGTTGAAATGGAAAGTATTCAGATAATTCATGAACCAAATAAAACAGATATCAAAGGCACAGTAACTCTTTCGCTGTCTGTTTGGAATAAAGCCGAAAAAGCAGGCCGTGTACTAGCTTCAAAAATGGCAAGCAATATATTTAATCAAGCATTGAATATAAGTGCCACAGATGGCTATTCTTGGGCTTTGAATTCACAAGCAAGTACCATTCAAATGCTGGACGATACAACAACAAATACACCGCTTAAAAGAGCGTTGATTAACTTAGAATTTAGACTAAGATAGGAGATTTAATATGGCAGAATTAACAGCTAAACAGGGTAAAGATATTATCTTGCTCTATCGTGTGCTTAGTAAAGCATCAAAAGAAGCCGCTTGGAAACTTGCATTCCAAACAGAACACTCGAATGAAAAAACTCGAGATTACAACACTACACCAACTAAAGATGGACCAGTTGGTGCTCTTGCAGAAGTTGAATATAGTTTGTCTGCCACATCTATTGCAGCAAATGGTGACCCACATCTTGACGAAATGGACAAAGCGTTTGATGATGCAGAAATTATTGAAGTGTGGGAAATTGATAAAGCTGAAAAAGCAACTGGCGGATTAGACACAGGCAAGTACAAAGCGAAATATCTTCGTGCTTATCTTACAAGTTTCTCTTACGAACCTAACTCAGAAGATGCGCTTGAATTGAGTTTAGAATTTGGAGTGTTCGGTAAACCTCAAAAGGGCTATGCCACACTAACTACTGAACAAGCTAATGTTGTTCAGTATGTCTTCAAAGATACTGTTGCGGGATAAAGCTGAAAATATTACTGGCTCTGCCTGGAGTACAGTTGTAGAAGTGACAATTTAAATACTATAAACAAAAGGCTAGAGATTCGCTCTAGTCTTTATTTTTTAAGGAGAAATCAAAATGGAATTAACAATTAAAGGTAAACAAGTTCATTTTAAATTCGGAGTTAAGTTTGTACGTGAACTAGATAAAAATTTAGTAATTGAACAGAATGGCGTATCTTTTGGTCTGGCACTTGCTGTTAAAATCATCCCTGAACTAGAAATGGCTAACATTGCAACTTTGTCGAATGTATTATTTTTAGGAAATCGAACAGAAACGCCTAAACTTTCTCAAGGGGATATTGATGATTTTATTGATGAATGCGAAGATATTGAAAAATTATTTGATGATGTTTTGAAAGAAATTACTGAAAGCAATACGGGAAAGTTAATCAAAGCAAAAATGACCAAATAGCCGAAAAGTTTGAAAGTTCGGAGGACACTTATGAGTCAATGATGATTAGATTCTTACGGTGTTTCGGCATCCAAGACTTATCTGTATTTGAACGCATGACAATTCGAGAATATTCAATCCGTTCAATCGCCTTTCAGTTGAGAACTTTGGACGAAGAAGAATTCATTTATGAACAAGCATGGGCCAATTGGCAAGTTCAAGCAACGAAACAACAAGGTAAAAAGCCACTTTATCCAACATTTAAAAAATTCTTTGACAAGAAAAAACTAGAAAATGAAATTTTAGGAATCGAAAGCCCAGAGAATAAGTTTAAAAAGGATAACAAATTAATTGACCTCATGAAAAAAGCAAATAAGTAAGAAAGGAGGAAAATATGGAATCTTTTAGTGTACAAGCCTATTTGAAGGCTACCGATAATAATTTTGTTAGTACATTTAAAGACGCTGCTAAACAAGTTCAAAACTTCCAAAATAACACTAATAGTACGATGTCTACAGTAGGGAAAGTTGCTACATCAACAGGTAAAACGTTGACTAAAGCAGTTACAGTTCCAATTATAGGAATTGGGGTTGCAGCCACAAAAATAGGTGGTGATTTTGAATCTCAAATGAGCCGTGTTAAAGCCATTTCTGGTGCGACAGGTTCAAGTTTCGAAGAACTTAGACAACAAGCGATTGACTTAGGAGCAAAAACGGCATTTAGTGCAAAAGAGTCAGCTTCAGGCATGGAAAATTTAGCTTCTGCTGGTTTTAACGCCAAAGAAATAATGGAAGCAATGCCGGGGCTTTTAGACTTAGCGGCTGTATCTGGTGGAGATGTTGGATTGGCATCTGAAAATGCTGCTACCGCTTTAAGAGGATTTAATCTTGATGCTAGTCAATCTGGCCATGTAGCTAATGTTTTTGCAAAAGCCGCGGCTGATACGAATGCTGAAGTTGGAGATATGGGAGAAGCGATGAAATATATCGCTCCTGTTGCGAATTCTATGGGACTCTCAATTGAAGAAGTATCTGCAGCAATCGGTATAATGTCAGATGCAGGTATTAAAGGTTCTCAGGCTGGTACTTCACTTCGAGGAGCACTTTCTAGATTGGCGAAGCCGACTGATGCAATGCAAGCAAAAATGGATGAACTTGGTCTATCATTTTATGATTCAGAAGGTAAAATGAAACCTTTGAAAGACCAAATTGGAATGTTAAAAGATGCCTTTAAAGGTTTAACGCCCGAGCAACAACAAAACGCTTTAGTCACACTATACGGGCAAGAATCATTATCTGGAATGATGGCATTAATTGATAAAGGTCCAGATAAGCTAGGGAAACTAACTGAGTCTCTTAAAAATTCAGACGGTGCAGCTGACAAAATGGCTAAAACTATGCAAGATAATATGAACTCATCATTAGAACAAATGATGGGAGCATTTGAGTCAGCTGCAATAGTTGTTCAAAAGATTTTAGCTCCAGCAGTTAGGAAAGTTGCTGATTCAATTTCAGGATTAGTTGATAAATTTGTTTCTGCTCCTGAGCCTGTACAAAAAATGATAGTTACAATTGGACTGATAGTGGCTGCAATTGGACCTTTATTAGTAATATTTGGGCAAGCTGTTGTTACTCTACAAAGAGTGAAAGTTGGCTTTCTAGCCTTGCGTTCTGGACTTGCTCTAATAGGAGGAAGTTTTACTGCTATTTCTTTACCAGTTTTAGGAATAATCGCTGCCATAGCGGCTGTTATAGCTATAGGAATTTTAGTTTATAAAAATTGGGATAAAATTTCTAAATTCGGAAAAGAAGTATGGGCAAATGTGAAGAAATTTGCGTCGGATGCAGCCGAAGTAATCAAAGAAAAATGGGGAGATATTACCCAATGGTTCTCTGATACTTGGAACAATATCAAAAATGGAGCCAAGGGACTTTGGGATGGAACAATCCAAGGTGCCAAAGATGCCGTTGATAGTGTGAAAAATGCTTGGAATGGCATCAAAGAGTGGTTCGCTAATCTTTGGAAAGGTACAACAAGCGGGCTATCTAGCGCTTGGGATAGCGTTACAACAACCTTAGCTCCATTTGTTGAGACAATCAAAACAATCTTTCAACCAATTCTTGATTTCTTTAGCGGATTATGGGGGCAAGTCCAAACTATCTTTGGTTCAGCTTGGGAGATTATTAAGACAGTTGTTATGGCGCCTGTTTTACTACTCATTGATTTAATCACTGGGGACTTTAACCAATTCAAAAAAGATTTTGCGATGCTCTGGCAAACATTATTTACTAATATACAAACATTAGTAACTACTTATGTTCAAATTGTAGTTGGTTTCTTTACCGCTTGGGGTCAAACTGTTTCTAATATCTGGACGACAGTTGTAAATACGATTCAAAGTCTTTGGGGAGCTTTCACAACATGGGTCGTTAATATGGCCAAGTCTATTGTTGACGGAATTGTTAATGGTTGGAATTCATTTAAGCAAGGTACCGTTGATTTATGGAATGCTACTATTCAATGGGTCAAAGATACATGGGCTTCATTTAAACAGTGGGTCGTTGACTCTGCCAATGCTATTGTTGATGGAGTCAAACAAGGTTGGGAAAACCTCAAACAAGGCACAATTGACTTGTGGAACGGAATGATTAACGGACTCAAAGGAATTTGGGATGGTTTGAAACAAAGTGTTGGTGATTTGATTGATAATGTAAAAACGACATTTAACAATCTAAAAAATATAAATTTGCTAGATATTGGTAAAGCCATCATTGATGGACTTGTAAAAGGTCTGAAGAAAAAGTGGGAAGATGGGATGAAGTTCATTAGCGGGATTGGAGATTGGATTCGGAAGCATAAAGGTCCAATCCGTGTCGACAGAAAACTTTTAACTCCCGCTGGTAATGCCATTATGAATGGTTTGAATTCTGGTTTAACTGGAGGCTTCCGTAACGTTCAATCTAACGTTTCGGGAATGGGGGATATGATTGCTAATGCAATTAATTCTGACTATTCTGTGGACATAGGAGCGAACGTTGCTGCAGCTAATCGCTCAATCAGCAGTCAAGTTTCTCATGATGTGAATCTTAACCAAGGAAAACAGCCGGCTTATGTAACCTTAAAACTCGGAAGCCAAGAATATAAAGCTTTTGTTGATGATATTTCAGGCGTTCAAGGATTGCAAAGCGTCATGATGAATAAATTCTAGTCGGGAGGTAGAAATGTACAAGTTTAGAGATACGACAAAACAGGAACATTATCGCAACCTTCCTTTTATTCCAACCAGCGCCATGAGTTATGATGGGACTTGGTTAGAAGAACTCATAGAAGGTTATCAGACGTTGACGGTTGAGGGACGAGAGATGTATTCTCTCAGCTTTGAGTCACAAGAAATGCAAGTGGGAGGAGTGATAACCAATGTTAAATATCCTCCTCGAGAGTTGACGATAAAATATAAGCTTGAGGATAGGGACCCTCGAGCTTTACAAGAAAAGTTTGATACCTTAAAGGCGTTCTTGATTCGTCAAGAAGATGTTCCCATTATTTTTTATGATGATCTGGAATATACGTTTTATGGTCGTTTCAAGACTGCAGACAATGTGGCTGGAGATACTAATTCAATCATTTCAAGTTTTACTGTCCTTTGTAGTGATCCATTTAAACACGGAAAAATTCAAATTGTAAAAAATAAAGTCATTGAAGTTTTGCCTTATCCAGTGAAACCGGATAAACTGTCATTCAAGTTACTGACAGATGGTTTACTTGCAACTGACGGAATTTATCGCTTGAAGTCATCACAGGCTAAAAAAGGTGACCTATTGGAATTTGATTTCCAATCAGGCAATACTTTTCTTAATGGAAAAGTAAACAATAATCTCTTAGACCTTGATTCTGATTTTAAAAATATCAGATTGACAACTGGAACAGATTTTTCGAGTTCAAAATATGAGTTAACTATTCAATATAGAAAGGCGGTGCTTTAGTGAGTAATATCTTATTTTTAGATAAGATGCAACAAGTTATCAAAAGTTATGATTCCGATGAATTTATAGAATGCGTTCAGACAAAAGAAATCACAACCAACGCTTCTGAATTAATGAATGACACACTTTCAGTTTCTTTACATTTTGATGAAACAATTAAAGATGCCAGCTATATTGCAGTCAATGATACGAAAGAACAAGAGTTTTCTTTATATCGAATTTTAACCGCAAAAGATGAAGATAATCTGCTTTCATTTGAAGCTGTAAATTTTGCCGTTGATGAACTGGATAATTTTATCATCAAAGATATAAGACCTAAAAATAGGTCTTTTTCTTATGTGATTAATCAGCTTTTATCTGATTCAGGTTGTGACTGGGTATTAGGTGTCTGTGAACCAATTAAAACAGTTTCCAGTACTTTCTACTATACTTCCATGCGAGAAGCTCTAAAAGCTCTACAAGAGTTAGGTGCAGAGTTTACCTTTTCAATTGAAATTACAGGAAATAAGATTACTAAAAAAATCATTCACTGCTATAACCAAATTGGGAAAATAACCAATAAGCGATTTGAATATGGTGAGGAAGTTCTAAAAATTGTCCACCAACAAGACCGCACAAATATTGTCACTGCCCTAATTGGACGTGGGAAGGGTGAAGAAGTTGGTGACGGTTATGGGCGAAGAATTGAATTTTCAGATGTTGAATGGAAAAAGTCTAATGGTAAACCACTTGATAAACCTAAAGGTCAAAACTGGATTGAATATCCAGAAATGACGAAAGAATATGGCATTCCATCAAACGGAAAAATGTTACCACGTAAAACGGTTGTTGTTTTTGATGACGTGGAAGATGCAAGCGAGCTTTTGCAAAAGACTTATGACCAACTGGCTTATTACTGCCGGCCGCTCGTTCAGTTTAGTACTGAGATATTGGGGAGTGATTCAATTGGAAATACTGTTTCAATCCACAGAGGAGACCGAAATTATCACTACCAAACCAGAGTCTTTAAAGTTGTTACTGACCATGTTAATGGTCGAGTACAAGCCAGCCTTGGCGATAATTTAAGTGGAAACTCAATTAATCGACAACTGTCACAAGTTCAAAGCAATATCTCTGACCTTGATAATAATAAAATGACATTTTATGACTCCACAGAAATTGGAAAGTATCAAGACGATATTATGCGAGGTGCTGGTGCGAACGGTGGCTCGATTTACATGGTCAACGGAATTGAAGCTGGTGTATCACAATCAAGAGAGACCTATGAGCAAGTCTTTATGGATGGCCCAAGGATTCAAGATTCACAGTATTTCATGATTCAAAATAATGCTGGAATATCTTTTAAGCAATGCAAAAAAGGTCAATGGACGATAATCCAAGATGTCCATAATGGAAAAAGTACAACTGCTTGGACTTTAAACGGAACGTTTAATGCATCCTTTATTCTAGCCGGTATCTTATCAGGGATTCTTGTTCAAGGTAATGTAATTAAGTCTATTGGTGATGGCTCATATTATCAATCTGTTATGTCAAACGGTAAGTTCATGATTGAGCAGTATAAAAAGACAACTAGTGTAGATTATTCTAATCAAAATTGGGAACAAACTGTTCATGGAGCAAAAATCGGAGGATTTGTTGGGACTTATGATGGGAATACAAATAAGGCGAACGGTTCAGCTTTAATTAATTACCCAGGTTATATTTTTTCAATAAACCAAGATAACGGGAATGGTTCTTCTAATCCGGTTTTCCAAGTTCCGTCTGATTCAACTTTTGATAAACCTAAGTTTAAATTATTTGGAGATGGAACACTTCAGGGCGATATTAATATCAAGGGTAGCCTTACTATTAATGGCGTTAAGATTGATAAAAACGGATTCTCTGGTGGAGCACTTGAAGTTGATAGTCTTAAAGTTAACGGTAGAACTGATACTAAAGAATTTTACGTTAATGGAGTTAAAATTGATAAAAATGGCGGAAGCTCTGGCGGCGGAAATACAGGCTGGAATGGTCAATACCCACCAGAAGTCACAAGTGACCGTGATAAACGCTACTGGCAAATCTGGGCAATGGCAATTGGGGCTGGTTTCGGTTATGGTGTTTGGCAATGGACAGATAGTTCAGGCGCTAGCTCTGGACGTGTTTATATGATTAATCTCATGACACGAGCAGGAGTGACTGACAATCCTGACACAATCACAGCCCAATTCAAGCTCTTGATGTGGCATGCACCAAACGGTCAATGGTTTGCGACAAGTGCTTATCCTTATTCATGGTCACAATTTATGGCTTTAACTGACATCAATACTGCAACGCAAGCTTTTGTAGCTAACTTTGAGCGTCCCTTAAACGGACACCCTGAACGTAGTACTTGGGCCCAAGAATGGTATAACAAATTTGTTAATCTTGGAATCCCAAGCGGTGGCGGAGGTTATATTGCTCCAATTTCAAGTCCTATTACCGTAACAAGTGAAATGGGTTGGAGAACGAGTCCAATCACCGGAGCGCAAGAATTTCACAATGCTATGGACTTGGTTAATGGCAATCCAACAACTCCAATCTTAGCTTCAAACGATGGTCAAGTGGTCCAAGCGGGAAGTAATTATTATGACTGGTATGGAAATTATACGGTCATCAAGCATGCGGATGGACTTTATACAGGGTACGCACATCAAAGCAGAATCGATGTTTCTGTGGGTCAAAATGTTAAAAAGGGCCAACAAATTGGACTTATGGGAGCGACTGGTCCGGTCACTGGACCACATTTGCACTTCCAATTCATGGACCAATATTGGCCATCATCAAGCGCTCACTTTAAGAATCCAAGGGATTATATCAAATTTTAGAAAGGGTCTATTATGACAGAACATTTTATAACACTGTCCACCACGGAGCCTAACAACAATGTCGGTATTGTCAAATTAAGACATGCGGACGTGAACAGTCAAGCCATTGTTGCTCAAATCGTAGAGAACGGTCAGCCCAAGAGTTTTGAGGGACTGCAACCGTTCTTTTGTTTAATGGCACAAGAAACCACAGGTCAAGGTGTTTCGGAAGAAAGCATCGTTTCATTTGATGCATCCAAAGGAACACTGAGCTATATTGCCAGTGACAACGCTTTGCAAATGGTTGGACGAAATGAAGCTTATTTTAGCTTTAGAAAACAAGAAGGCGTGCGGTGGATTGAGCAATTCTCCACTCGGACTTTTCACTATATTGTTGAGAAATCCATTTATTCGCAACCCTTCAAAGACTCAAACTATTGGTGGACTTTCAAAGAGTTAAATCGAATCTTTAACCAATATATTGAAGATGGTAGAACGAGTTGGGAAGAGTTTGTGAAAGCAAATCGTGAGATTCTTGAATCGATTGATCCAGGTGGTCAGGTGCTTAGCGAGTTGATAAGGTCAAGGAAACCGGAGGAAGCTAATTCGGCATATCCAGACCTGCCGACTAGGCTAGATAAACAAATCGGAAAAAACACTGATTTTAGGTCATTCGAATCGGATAAATCGTTCATGACCAGGGTTTATAACGAATCTGCTGAACGCGGCTTAAACGTGAAGTGGTTTGGAGCAGTTGGGGACGGAGTTAATGATGACACAGAAGCCTTTAAAGATGCCATGTCTCATGCGAACAAAGCACCTTTATTTATTCCACAAGGGACTTACATTATTAACGAAAACATTAATTTAACGCATTCAATTATTGGTGATAACGCTTTAATTACTACAACAATGCAAGGATTAGAATATTTGTTTACAGCAAACGGACTAGATAAAATTAGCATCAGTGGTATTACTGTCGATTGTAAACTTAGTCGTGGTGCTTTTAAATTAACAAATATCCGTATTGCCAATGTACATGATGTTGAAATTAAAGGCTATAGTGCTGAATATGGTTGGTACCGTACGGATAGCGCTATACTTTATGATAGTTGTGAATTTGTGTTCGCCAATGATGTTTATATTCACGATCATGGTTTTGAATATGGTACAGCAATGAACACATTGAATCGTTGCTTTACTATACAGGGTGATAACACAAAAGTTGTTAATCTAACACGCTTGACGATTAAAAAAGCCAATCAAGGTATTATTCTATCTACTCCTAATGCTAACGTTATTTTATCCAATTCTTATATTGAGAACACAACAGATAACTCCCTATACCTATTGACTTGTACCACCTTTAAAGCCATTGGTTGTGTATTTAATGACTACTATGATGAGAGTGCCATTGTAGCGAGCGGTGACTATGGCTTTAGGGATTGCACGTGGATGAATGTGCCTAACAAAGTGGTTGCTATTGCTAATGACACTACTGGGTTAGAAATTACTGATTCTACCATATTACTTTCAACAGACTATAGTGGAAACGTTGTTGCATTTCGTGATAATACTTATGTTTTAAACTCATTTATATTTACTGGTAACAGAATAAATGTCTTTCCAAAAATAACAAACACCAACGATATTTTCCAATTTGGTCAAATTACTTATTTTAATATTTCTAACAATACTATTAAATTAAGTCGAATGGGTGCCGGTCAACGTTTATTTAGTTTTAGAAATACAAATGAAGATCAAAAAACATCTGGTGTCATGAATGGAAACTATGTTATACCCTTAGCGGGAATCGAAGCAATTGACGGAAAATACATTTTCCTTAAATTAGACAAAGAAAATATTGATGTTACATTAAATAATAACTTCACTGCTAACGGACGTATTCCACTTGAGCACACAAAGTTATACGTAAATGGTAACAAATTGTTGAACAAAATAGGAACTGCCACCCAAAATCACCAACAACACACTTTGTTCGCAGAAGATATGCCAATCAGTGGTTTTTATCACAAGGGAGATATTATTTGGAACACTAACCCTGCTCGTAACGGTATAGCCGCTTGGTTACGCTTAACGGACGGTAATTCAAACGTAATCAAAACAGATTGGCAAGTGTTAAAATTATCTATTTCATAATAAAAAGCATTCACATTTCTGTGAGTGCTTTTATATGTTAAAAGTTGAAATCTTCATCAGTTACACTATTAGTTTGATGAACGGATACATTATTAACGTCATCAATGATTGCTGCATTAACACGTGTATAATTTGTGTCATTATCTTAACTATAGCCGAAGTGAACGATTAAGCGTGCTTTTCCAGTTTGATCAAGGTTATTACCAAATTGAATTAAATTCTTTTTCTTATCATAAATTGGTAACTCATCAAATTCTTTTACCTTTGTCTTTTCAGGTTAGCCCAATTGAAGACTACACCATTGTAGAGGTAGTTCGTGGAAATACCAAGACAGTTGGCTATATTCGAGTAACCGGAATCAATACGCAGACCTCTTACATGGCTATCGGTAACTCAGGTATTGGTAATTGGAAACAACAAGTATAAAAATTGAAAGGAGAGGCTCGATACAAATAGACTATAAAACTGATATAGGCTATGGTTTATACATTACGATAGCTGGTAATTACGCCAATGTTTTAAACTTCAACAATCCGGGCAGATATATAAATAATAAATGGGTAAAATAAAAGAATCTATTACAAGATAGGTTCTTTTTTTGTAAAAAGATAGCAAATCACAAATAAAACCTATCAGTTGATAGGTTTTTAACATGAGAGGAAAATACAAATTGGAGTATCAATTATTAGAAAGCAGGGGTTATGGAATTAGAACAACTTGTGGAACAGCATGAGGATAAGCTCAAACAACATGACAAGGAATTATCTCGACTTAATGATATGTCGGTTGAAATGCAAAAGCAAATGAATGACGGTCTGACTCGTGTGGATGAATCAAATCGCTTTTTAAGAGAACAGAATACTCGTCAATCTGAACAAAATGCTCAAATACTGCAAGCTGTTATCAAAGGCAATGAAAGCTCAGATGAACATCAGTTTCAGTTGAAGCTGCTTGATAAAACAAACTTTTGGAAGTTGACGATTGGAATCGGCGGTTCTGCAGCAGCAATTTTTGCAGCATTAACTGAAATAATCAAATTATTTTTTAAATAAAGGAGAAGCAAAATGAATAACAAAACTTACGATGCAATCAAATGGATTGTTGTCACTGTATTGCCTGCAGCTAGTGTTTTTGTAGCAGCTCTCGGTCATATTTATGGTTGGGGGAATACAGATGCAATTGTGGCAACTTTGAACGCTGTGGCGGTATTCTTAGGTGCAACAATGCATATTAGTACAGCAAGTTATAATAAAACAAAGGAAAACAAATGAAAAGATTAATTAAAAAAGCTGCCATTGGAATGGTAGCTTTCTTTGTTGTCGCAGCAAGTGGGCCAGTATTTGCGGCAGTCGGTGACCAAGGGGTTGACTGGTCAAAATATAACGGAACTTACGGTAATTTTGGTTATGCTCATGATAAA